TCCTGTGATAGTATGGGAAGCTTCTAGGGGGTTTGGAGGTAAGTCTTTCCTGCTTGCAACTTTATCACTCACTGAGCAAATTACTCTAGGTTCGGCTATTTCGTTGCTGGGTGGTTCTGGTGAACAGTCTGCACGTATACACGCATATCTTGCAGGTGAAGATCCTAATTCTATGGGTAAGTTTTGGGATTCACCTGATGCACCTAGACATATGTTAAAGACTGAGCCTACAAAGAGAGAGACCAGGACAACAAATGGTGGATATATTAAAGCACTTGCGGCATCTCAGAAATCAGTTAGAGGACCCCACCCTAACAGGGTTAGGTTTGATGAAGTTGATGAGACTGATAAAGTTTTGCTAGATGCGGCAATGGGTCAGACTATGGAATCCAGAGGTATCAAGGCTCAGACTGTTTTAAGTTCCACACATCACCACCCCGATGGAACTATGACTAAAATAAAAGAGTTAGCACAGGAAAAAGGATGGCCTGTATATGAGTGGTGTTACAGGGAATCACTTGCTACTCGTGGAGGTTGGCTTGCACCTTCAGAAGTAGAGCGTAAGAAGCAGGAAGTACCCCAGTCAATGTGGGATAATGAATATGAAAACCAGGAACCTTCACCCAAGAAAAGGGCTATCGATCCTGATGCAGTAGATGAATTGTTTGACGAAAGGTTAGGAAGGTTTGAAGGTAATGCTGGAGAAGAAATCATTATAGATAAGCCTTCATTTGAAGATATATTCTATCATGGAACAGACTGGGCGAAAGATGTTGATTGGACTATTATTCATTCAATGAAAAGTGGAGGGAGGATGCCTGACAAGCTGGTTGCATGGTTAAGGTTAGGTCGAGAGCCATGGCCTAAGATGATAGAAAGACATAATCACCGTGTAAGAAGTTATGGAGGGAAGTCCTATCATGATTCTACAGGAGTTGGTAATGTATGTAATGATTATTTAGATGTTCCTAGCAAGGGCATTAATTATGCACGGAGAAAACTAAGAACTAAGATGCTCACATCTTACATTGCGGCCATTGAAAGTGGTGANATTGTGTTCCCTATGATATACTATGCTTACAATGAACATAAATTCGCTAGTAATGATAAGCTGTTTGGTACTAAACATCTACCAGATTCAATCTCAGCGGGTGCTTTAGCGAATCTATATAGAGTATATCAAGGTAACGAAATATTCAGTCAGGATTATGTATAGCATGAAGGGAGGTCAAAGGTTATGGTTCTTGAAAGACAATCTGACAGAGTAACAAGCAGTAGTTTCCTGGAATGGATTCACAATGAAGACGACCACGAAAGGATAAATATTTATAAAGAGAATCAGAAGTATTATGAGGGAGACCTTGATGTTAAGATACCTTCTAATATTAAAGCACTAATCAGTAAAGAGTTTGCCTTCACAGGCAATTTAATAAGGCCAGTAGTAGACGCTTCGGTTAGGCATCTAGCTAAAGAGCCACCTACCATAGAAGTAAAAACACTGGAAGGTGAAGATACAGAGAACGAAGATGTTCGGAATGATATTTCAAGTGCTGAGAACTTCTTGTATACAGTTTTTCGTGAATCCAAATTGAAGGTAAAGAACTTCTTGAAAGCACTAAGAATACAAAGCAAAAAGGGTGAATTTGCACTAAAGGCGTATTCTGTTTTAGATGATGATGGAAATATACAGGGTTATAAGATATCAGTATTACGACCTGATATATGTTATCCCAAATGGAAAGATGAAGAATACGAAGAGATGGAATATTTCTCTATAAAGTACAAGAGGACTAATCCTGAGACTGGAGAATTAGAATGGTTTGCACAGGTATTGTGTCCTAATGAAATCAGGGAATATACAAAGCCTATTGGAGCAACCGATTACGAACAATGGAGGGAGATTAATAGTTGGGAAACTAATTATGGATTTATCCCTGTTGAATGGGGAACTAATAAAGCAGATGATAAGCCTTGGAGTGAATCCGATATAACTCCAGACCTTAAGGACATACAAGATGCATTGAATAAAGCTATCACAGATTTAAGCTATGCTATAGATTCAGAATCATTCAGGACAGCTTTTATTTTAGGTGCTTCACCTGAGAAAGATCCACGAACAGGAGAACCTAAGCCACTAAAAGGTGGGCCTGGTAAGATTCATTATATTCCATCACAAGGAGAAAGCTCCAATCCTAGTTTAGATGAATTAAGCCCTTCTAATTTTCAAGGGTTGCTTAGCTGTATAGACAAATACCTTGATATAGTATCAATGATTACAAATACTCCTAAGAATGAGTTAGCACAAACAAGCTCAGGCAATGTTCCTACAGGTGTAGCGTTAAGGACTATATACCAGCCCTTCACTGGTAAGGTTAATGAGAAGGCTGGACTTTTTTCATCTGCACTAGAAAGGATATCACAGAAGTTATTGCTCATGGCTCATAGAGATGGATTTGATACAGATTTCCGTGAAGGTAATTATGGAATTAATATTCATATTAAGACTTCACTTCCTGCAGATGAGGTAGAGCAAGCAAGCATACATGAAAAAGAAGATAATAATAACTGGAAGTCTAAAGAAACGATAATGCAGGAAAGAGGGATTGAGGATATTGAGAGTGAGAAAGAGAAAATATCTGATGAAATGCAGGAAGCGGCATTATACGGTGATGAAGCAAGGATAGCTGAGGAACTTGATGAACTAGACCTTGAAGAAGATCCCGAAATATAAAGGGTGATTATTTATGAGCCAAGAATCTCATAACAGAATACAAAAACTTTATAGGAAGAAATTCCTTGAATATGAACTCAAAGCTGAAAGGAAATTATCACAGCTAGTTTCTAAGTTATCTGATAAGTTATCAAAGGAAGTAAGAGAATATTCAACATCAGATGGAACATTAAATGAGAACATGATAGGAAGGTTAGAGGATGAGATAGATTCGTTATCCAGGTGGTTCTATGAAGAAAGCAAAGATGTTTATGATAAGATTATAAAAAACAGTGCTAAACTTGCAATGGATAGCCAGGATGCTTCTGCAATAAAGCATATGAGAGAGTTAAGAGAAAAGTATTCAGATAGTCCAGAGGTTAAAGGGTTAATTGATAAAGCATTGAAAGATGCGAACCCTATGTTGTTATCACAAACTTATGGTGACGGATTACCAGGAGCAGTAGCACAACAAGTGTGGGAGAAAAGATGGGGTGATGGTTATACTTTATCAGATAGAATTTGGAAGCAAGGAAGTCTGATAAGAAAGAATCTAAAGGCAATGATACAGAAATCAGTAAACGAAGGTATATCAGCAGTAGAGTTATCTAGGGCTGTTGAGGAGTATATGGAAAAGCCAGGCCCCAAATGGACTACATCTATAAAGCCAGCAGTGACGGATGGAGCAAGCGTGAAATATAATGCTTTAAGGTTAGCACGTACTGAGACAAATCAGGCATACCACAGAGCACAGAAAGTAAGTGACAAAAGAAGTGAGTTAGTTAAGGGTACTAGATGGAATCTATCAGAGAGCCACCCTATAGATTGGCCTCCTAGTGCTGAATTTCGTGGGTATGATGAAATATGTCAGTATAGAGCAGAAGAAGATCACCACGGATTAGGCCCTGGAGTATATCCACCAGGGGAAACACCTTTTGACCACCCGAACGGTTTATGCTATTTAACCTCAGTAGTTTTAGAGGATGAAGAACTTATAGATATGCTAGAGGAAAAATATAACATGGAAGAAGCAGGATAATTTGTTTGTGTAGAGAATTATAATAATAAGGATTAAGGAGTGTTAAAGTTGCCTATCAGGAGGAAGTATACTACTCGAAATGGTAAGAAAATTGGTTATTATCAGTTTGGCAGCAAGGGGAGGAAGTATTATTATACTCCTGGTAATCCTGCATCACGCAAGAGGGCATATAGGAAAGCTAGGAAACAAGCGGCGGCTATACACTCTTAAATAAAGCCCGACGGGGCGTAAAAACGGAGGATAAAAAATGTCACTAGATAAATTGTTAGGCATTCTCAACAAGGCAGAAGTAGAAGTAACAGATGATTTGAAAAGCGATATTATTGACACATGGAATGAGGCTCTAGCAGAAGCTAAGCCGGATGATGATCTTCTTACTCAGGAAGAAGTGAATAATATTGTTAAGAAACGGCTTGCTAGAGAGAGGGAGACTTACGAATCCGAACTCAAGGAATTACGAAATAAAATGGAAAACCTAGTAGAACCTGAACAAGTAGATTCAGTGAAAGAACAGTTTGAAAGCCAGGTAGACAACCTAAAACAAAAGACTAATGAAACCACTAAAGAGTATGAACTCAGGTTAGCCGCAGTAAAGAATGGTGCAAAAGATGAAGATTATATTGTTTACCAAGCAGAGAAAAGAGGTATTAAGGATAAGTTAGGATTTGATGATAACGGTAATATCATAATAGTAGATGATGAAGGCAATCCAGAAAAAGACGAAGAAGGCAATATAAAGACTACAAGCCATCTTATATCTGAAATGAAAGAAGAAATGCCTATACATTTCTCAGATAACCAAGAAGAAGAAACCAACAAAAGCAGGAAAAGTGCAGGAGCTACAAACCCTAAGGGTGGAGACTATGAACCAAGCAAAGACAAGAAGATAGAGAAGTCTAAAGAGATGGCGGCAAGTATGGGCTATAAGCCTAAAGATAAGGAGGAATAATAAATGGGGCTCGAACCTAGAGAAACAGACAAGGTGTGGTTTGATGCTATACAAAAATCAAAGCATGCTCGATATATTGATGGGGTAAGGTTAATTAGCAAGGATTTAGTTGCCTATGATGAACTCCCTCCAGGGACTATCATGGGCGAGCATGAAGATGATGATGAATTTGGCCCTGTAACATGGGGAAATGTTGACAGCATAACC